AGAGTTAGCTGAAAAAGTTACTTCATTAGAAGATGAACTGAATGAGCAAATCAATAAAACTGTTGAGTTGAATAAAGAACTTAACGAACATAGAAAAGTAGAGGCTATTTACGCAGTATGTGAAGGCCTGACTCAAACCCAAGTAGAAAAAATTGCTGCACTTGCAGAAGGTGTTGATTTCACTACTGAAGAAGATTTTACTGGTAAATTGGAAATGATTAAAGAATCATACTTCCCTTCTACTATTAAAGTCGCAGACCAACAAGAATTTTTAGATGAGAGCGTTCATTTCGATGACGAACCAGAAACAGCGAAGATTGCTGATGCTGAGATGTCAATGTATGCACAAACAATTTCTAAAACCTTGAAAAAATAATAATTAAAAAAGAAAACTAAGGAGCTATAATGTATCTTTCAGAAGAATTACAATCCAAATGGCAACCAGTTTTGGAGCATCCAGAACTAGACGCTATTAAAGACCCATATAAAAAGGCTGTAACCGCAATGGTTCTTGAGAACCAACAAAAGGCCATCCTTCAAGAGCGTCAACAACTTAACGAAACCAATGACGGTCCTACAAACTTAACCGGTGGTGTAAAAAACTACGATCCAATCTTAATCTCATTGGTTCGCCGTGCTTTACCTAACTTGATTGCTTATGATGTTGCTGGTGTACAACCAATGACAGGCCCTACTGGTCTTATCTTCGCAATGCGTGCCCGTTACGACAGTCAATCTGGCGACGAAGCATTCTTTAACGAAGCTAACACAGTATTCTCAGGTAACGTATCTACATCTAACCCATACGGTTTCGGTGGTACAGTTGCAACTGATGCTAATACTAACCCATCAGCTTACGGTAACATCAACCAATCAGTGAACGGTTCTAACACATTCACTTCTGGTATCGGTTTAACTACTGGTGCTGCAGAAACATTGGGTGCTGATACAGGTATTCCTTTCCAACAAATGGCATTCTCAATCGAGAAAGTTTCAGTTACAGCTCAAAGCCGTGCTTTGAAAGCTGAATACTCACTAGAACTTGCTCAAGATTTGAAAGCTATCCATGGTTTGGATGCTGAAACAGAGTTGTCAAACATCTTGTCAACAGAAATCTTGGCAGAAATCAACCGTGAAGTTATTCGTACTATCTACGCAGTTGCTAAAGCAGGTGCTCAATACGGTACACAAACTGCTGGTATTTTCAACTTAGATACAGACTCTAACGGTCGTTGGTCAGTTGAACGTTTCAAAGGTTTGATTTTCCAAATCGAACGTGATGCTAACGTTATTGCAAAACAAACTCGTAGAGGTAAAGGTAACGTGTTAATCGTTTCTTCAGATGTTGCTTCTGCTCTTGCTATGGCTGGTGTGTTACAATACACTCCTGCTCTATCAGCAGATTTACAAGTTGATGATACTGGTAACACATATGCTGGTCTATTACACGGTCGTATCAAAGTGTATATCGATCCATACTTCGGTGGTTACACATCAAACAACGAACTAGTTACTGTAGGTTACAAAGGTTCATCACCTTATGACGCAGGTATTTTCTACTGCCCATACGTACCTCTACAAATGGTTCGTGCAGTTGACCAATTCACATTCCAACCAAAAATCGGTTTCAAAACTCGTTACGGTATGGTTGCTAACCCATTTGCAGAAGGTGTTTACTCAGCTTCTACAGGTAATGGTCGTTTAGTTACTCGTAGCAATGTTTACTACCGCATTTTCCAAGTTGCGAACTTGATGTAGTCGAACTAAGTCACCAATAAGAGTGATACTAAGAGAGGGACTTCGGTCCCTCTTTTTTTATGCGTATAAATAGTGGACACAAGGAGATTTAATATGGCCGAATCAAATGTATTAACTAGGCAACCACAGAATACAAGTTTATTACAATCCACAAAATATATTTTTGTGATGCCACGTATTAACAATGTTCAATACTTTTGCCAATCTGTTAATTTACCAGGTGTTTCTTTACCTGAAATGCCAAGACCCACATCTGTTGTTGATTTGTATGTACCAGGTAATAAAATGGTTTACAATAGATTAGATGTTACATTTTTAATTGATGCTGAATTAAAAGCATGGACAGATATACATGACTGGATGAGAGATTTAACCACACCAGTTAAGAATGAAGAATATGCTAATCTATGGCGCAGAGAAACTATTATCAATTCTAAACAAATGGCACAATACGCTGACGGAGTATTAACGGTTATGTCTAGCCTAAATAATCCTAAGTTCAGAATTAAATATCAAAATATGTTCCCTGTTTCTTTATCTGACATTCAGTTTAAAGCCACAAATTCAGTTGAAGACACACTGACTGCATCAGTTTCATTTAGATATGATTTTTTTGAAATTGAAAAATTGGACGCTTGACACCTCTGTAAGTATTTGTTATAATTAGATAATTTGTTTTTGGAAGTAAATAATGCAAACTCTTGACGAAATAATTCAACTATGGAAAAAAGATTCTGAGATTGATATCACAGAACCATCCAAAGAGATATTGAATATACCTAAAATTCATAGTAGATTTTTAACTATTATGACAGACCACAGGGTGGCCTCTAAAAAGGCCATCTTCAAATATAATAAACTCAAACGTAAGAAATGGGAATATTATACCGGCAAAATGTCCCAAGAAGAACTGGAAGCAGAAAATTGGGAACCGTTCAGATACACTCTAAAGTCTGACGTTACTACCTATCTGGAATCCGATAAAGATTTGGTGGATTTATTGATGAGTAAATCTTACCATGACGAATGTGTTTCGTTGTGTGAATCTATTCTTAAAGAACTTAATAATAGAACATGGCAACTGAAGGAACATATGCAACACGAACGTTTTATACAAGGTGCCAGATAATAAGATGGAAAAAATAGTAGTATCAAAAGTGAATGAAGTTTATGCTAAAATAACATGTGAAAAAGGAATATTACAAGAAATTTCATCTTATTTCACATTTATGGTGCCAGGTCATCAGTTTACTCCTGCATTTAGAAACAGAATTTGGGATGGAAAAATTCGTTTGGTAAATATGTCAACCTCACAAATTTATCTTGGATTATTGTCGTATTTACAAAATTTCTGTGTTGAACGTGAATATGAATTCGTATGTGAATTAAATTTAACTGATGATTATCCAGTATATCACGCTAAGAAATTTGTTGATGAACTTCAATTACAATCTCGCGGCCAAGATATCGAAGTTAGGGATTATCAGTTAGATGCTTTTGTTCATGGTATGCGAAACCATAGAAACATGTTATTATCACCAACAGCCTCAGGCAAATCATTAATCATCTATTTGTTTGTTCGTCAGCTTATACAATATAAAGGCCTTCGGGGTCTTATCATTGTGCCAACTACTTCTTTAGTAGAACAACTATATTCTGATTTTCAGGACTACTCATCTAAGAATAATTGGGATGTGGAAGATAATGTTCATAGAGTATATCAAGGTAAAGACAAACAGACAAATAAAAATGTTGTTATTTCCACTTGGCAATCACTTTACACATTACCAAAAGAATACTTTGAACAATACCAATTCATAATTGGTGATGAAGCACATTTGTTTAAAGCCCAATCTCTAACAACCATTATGACTAGTTTAATCAATACTCAATATAGAATTGGATTAACTGGTACATTAGATGGAACTAAAACGCATAAACTTGTGTTGGAAGGATTATTTGGTCCTGTTCGTAAGGTAGTTTCAACTAAAGAATTAATGGATTCAGGTCAGGTTGCTGACCTAGAAATTAAATGTTTGGTGTTAAAACATGATGATGACATCTGTAAGTTAATGAAAAAATCTAAGTATCCAGAAGAGTTGGAATACTTAATTTTTAATGTGGCAAGAAACAAATTTATTCGGAACCTGACACTATCATTAGACGGTAACTCATTGATTTTATATCAATTTGTTGACAAACACGGTAAAATACTGTATAATATGTTACAAGAAGCTGAGAAATTAGGAGACCGTAAAGTCTTCTTTATTCACGGTAAAGTAGATGCGGATGCTAGAGAAGAAGTTAGACGCATTATGGAAAAAGAAACAAATGCAATTGTGGTAGCTTCATACGGTACATTTAGTACCGGTATTAATATTAGAAATCTACACAATGTAATATTTGCTTCACCAAGTAAAAGTAGGGTGAGAAATCTGCAATCGATTGGCCGTGGTTTACGACAATCAGAAGGCAAAACAGTGGCAACATTATATGACATTGCTGATGATTTAAGGCATGGTGAACATACCAATTTCACTCTTAATCACTTTACGGAAAGAGTCAAAATATATAATGAAGAACGTTTCAAATATAAAATTTATAAGATTGCATTAAAACGATGAATATTGAAGATATTAAATTAGTTAGATTTAAAACAGGTGAAGATATTATTGGATATGTTTCTGATATTAATGATGATAAAATTAATATTAAATTTCCAATGGTAGTTATTACTGATGATGTTAATGGCCAAAAAGCTTATGTTATGGCCCCTTGGTTACCACATCAATTATATAAACTCAATGAAACTAGTATATGGTCAAATGATGTTATGTTTGTTGCTGACGCAACAGATGTATTCGTTGATTATTATAAAGAAATGGTAGTTAAATTAGAAAAATACATTACCGCTTCAGAGATTATGGAACACATGCAAGATGAAGAAGAGTTGATTGAAGCTCTTATTGAGAAGGATTCTAATGTTGTCCATTAGGTCTTGGTGTAAATCATTTCATACGGAACATAGTGAATTATACATACTGTCAAGCGCTTTGTCAAGCGTAATATGGAGAAATTATGGCAATTAAAACAAAAACACCTAGAGCAAAGAAGAATTACATTAATAATGGAGACTTTTTAAACGCTTTGGTTGAATACAAGAAACGAAAAGATACAAATCCAAATGAACCAATACCAAATTATATTGGTGAATGCT